GTTTAAATGTTAATCAAGGTGCATCAGAACGTATTGAAACTGCTACTGATGTATTTAAAGGTGCTGAAGGTCATAAATTTATTCAGTTTTATATTCCACTTTCTAACCGTAAATTAAAATACCAAAATGGTCTTAATGAATTACGAAATAATGAAAGTATGGGTGTTAACATAGTTTGTTATGATAGTTATGGAACTTTAACTACTGATAATATAGCCTCTGTCGCTTGCACATATAAATTTTATTTCAAAGATCCTTAAAAAATGACATCGAATATAGGTGACATTATTGGGCGCAATCTCAATTACTTGGTAGAGATTGCAACAATGCTATATTGTGAGATTTTTTTTAATATAAAATTACCTTAAAAAATTACCCCGATGGATTATTAGGGGGGGAGAAGTATGTGGATGCGAGCTTTAGTTCGCATGCACATACGAACCCATTAAAAGTTTTTTTTTCTTATTCTATAATAGAAGTTATGGAAGATATAAAATTCCTGTTAAAAATGTCGGTTGAGCAAAAATTTAAACCCGAAGATACTCATTATTTGAGTATGGTTGAAGGTAAGCCTGAACTGGTCGACATATTTTATAAAAATAAGATGGGCGAATTAGACCGTCAATTAAGGTGTGATGCACTTCAACAGGTTCTCAAGAATAAATATATACAGTATTATAATACGTTGATTGAGACTGAAAATGTTGAGGAATTATTACCAACTTTGAAGAAAATTAAAGAATTACGGGACAAAGAGGACCATTTAACTAATTCTGATTATTTATTTATTACTATTTCTCCTGCTGAAGGTGAGATTAAACCGCTCGCACTTTTGAAATTATTAGATAGGTTTTGTAAACTTAAATGGGTGCATCAGTTTGTGTATGTTTTGGAACAAAGATTTAATGGAATTCCAAACGATAAATATAAAAATATTGGTGATGGATTACATGCGCATATTTTATTAAATCGTAATAAGTATAAAATGTCTCATCTTAAACGAGATTATGCTCGGGTTTTTGGTTGTTATACCATAAATACAGATTTTGGGTTTAGACATTTCAAAGATATTATGAAAACACAAAAATATATAATAGGATTAAAGGATGATGAAGACAAACAAATTAAACAGCGTTATGATGCGGAGTTTAGACAAAAAGAAGGTATAAAAAATTATTATGGTTCCTTATGGGAACTGGTCTAAAGATATAAAGAAAAAGCGTTTTGGTATCAGTTAAAAATCTTCTTTTGTTATTTAGAGAGATAAAAGAAGGAAAAAAGGTAGAAAAAAATCTCATATTGTAAATTGGATTGCTATGCCCCTTTACGGGGTTAGCAATTCAATTTCAATTTTAGGATGAGATTATTTACGCACTTTTTTCTTTAGACCTCGTCTAACAAAGATATAACAGACCATAAGCAAAATTACCCCGAAACTTTCCCCGAGAAAATGGGGTAAAAGGAAAATTCAAATTTATTTTTTTTCTTGCTTAAAATTAGAAAATGGTTTTAAAAAAGAATTATCGAAGAAAGCCTGTAAAAAAGATTTATAAACGTAAATCTATCAGACGTAAATCGTCTCAAAAATCTTTAATAAAATTAATTAAAAAAGTCGCACTGAAACCGTGTGAAACTAAAAATACTCATCAGATACAAGAAAACATCCAATTATATCATAATGTTCCTAAAACTATAATTGCTAATGTTTTTTATACAACTCAAGCAATTCAAGACGATAACAGTGGGACTACAAATTATGCTGTTAGAGTTGGTGATGAAGTTATTGCTCGTGGTGTAGCCGTTAAATTATGGATTGCTAATAAGTTAGACCGTCCTAATGTGATGTATCGTATAAATGTTTTTAAATATTATTCGTCTACTCATCCGCCTACAAATGATATATATTTCTCGCAAGGTTCATCAAATTATATGATACGTGATTTAAATTATGAAAGTTATAAAGTTATTAAATCTTATCGTTTAAATGTTAATCAAGGTGCATCAGAACGTATTGAAACTGCTACTGATGTATTTAAAGGTGCTGAAGGTCATAAATTTATTCAGTTTTATATTCCACTTTCTAACCGTAAATTAAAATA